TCTTGAAGACTGATGTCATTAAGATTCATCTGCCTGAGGTGGTTGGCAAAGGATATGGCACATATTGGCGGTATAAAGGCAGATATAGAGTCTGCAAGGGTAGCCGTGCCAGCAAGAAATCAAAGACGACAGCACTATGGTATATATGGGCAATTATGAAGTATCCGCAGGCTAATTTGCTTGTGGTCCGTAAGGTATTCAGAACTTTAAAGGATAGTTGCTTTACAGAGCTTAAATGGGCGATAAGGAGACTGAAGGTTGAGAGTCACTGGGAAGTGAAAGAATCACCACTTGAGATGACTTACATCCCGACAGGGCAAAAGATATATTTCAGAGGATTAGATGATCCGCTTAAGATTACATCTATTACGGTAGAGCAAGGATATCTTTGTTGGATGTGGTTGGAGGAGGCATATGAGATATCAAATGAAAACGACTTCAATATGCTTGATGAGTCAATAAGAGGTGCTATACCGGAAGATGTAAAACTGTTTAAGCAGATAACAATAACCCTGAATCCTTGGAATGAACATCACTGGATAAAAAAAAGATTCTTTGATGTTCCCGATGATGAAGTTTTAGCCATGACTACAAATTATCTTTGCAATGAGTGGCTGGATAAAGCTGACTTAAAGGTATTTGAGTCAATGAAGAAGAATAACCCACGAAGGTATCAAGTTGCAGGGCTTGGTGAGTGGGGAATTGTGGATGGTCTTGTATATGAAAACTGGGAAGAAAAAGCTTTTGATATAAACGAAGTTAAGAAGATATCAACTATTCAGTCGGTATTCGGCCTTGACTTTGGCTATACAAATGATCCAAGTGCTTTGTTTTGTGGCCTTGTAGATACAAAAAGCAAAACAATATGGGTGTTTGATGAGATGTACAAGAAGGGAATGAGCAATGAGGCAATAGCGGATGAGATTACTAAGATGGGATATGCCAAAGAGCGTATAAGAGCAGATGCATCAGAGCCTAAGAGTAATGACAGATTAAGGCAATTAGGTTTACAAAGGGTAACTCCTGCTATCAAAGGTCCGGACAGTATTAGAAATGGCATTGATTTTATCCAAGGGTACCACATCATTATTCACCCTAAATGTGTGAACTTTATCACAGAGATATCCAACTACACTTGGGACACCGATAAGAAAACGGGTGAGAAGATAAATGCGCCTATTGATGATTTTAATCACCTTATGGATGCTATGCGCTATGCATTAGAGCCGCTTTCATTTAAGAGTAAGGCTGTTGCAGGAAGGAGGCTTTAATGTGCCACCATTGTTTTGTTACTCATGGAGATATAAGGGTTTGTTATAAATGTGGACTTACAATATTGCCGAACGGTAAAACATTTTATGATACAAAACTAAAAAACAGGAAGGAGGTAAAAAATGAAAAGAAATGAGGACTATCCTGATTTTACAGGGTTTATAGAGGCACTTGACAGGGACGGAATAACAGAGGAGCTTATCAGCAAACTTACGGTAAGGCATGCAACAAATCGCTTGCATACAAAGAACTTGTACGAGAGATATAAGTGCTATGAAGACAAAGTGCCTATATTTGGACGGGAGCCAAGGTTCATAGATAAGGATTTGGAAGCATTAGGCGGCAAACAACTAAATAATAAGTTAAATCATGATTTCTTTAGTGAGATAAATGATGTTATGATTGGATATTTTGCAGGAAAAGCTGCTGCATACAGCTATGCCACCGATAACGACTCGCTGGAAGAAACAGGTGGAGAGGATAAGGTCAGTGAAGCTCAAAAGTGCTTAACCGATTTTATAACAGGCAATAATTTTTATGACTTAAATCAAGAGGTGACCAAGTATGCATCGGTGTGCGGATATGCAGGTCGCCTTTTTTATATCAACAAAGATGGTGAAGAGTCATGTATGGTTGTACCTCCGTTTGAGTGTTTTGTGGTCAGTAAGGACAAGGTGCAAAGTCCAAGCTATGCGGTAAGGTATTACAGTTATACAGATATAGACGGGGGCGAGAAATGGAAAGCTGAAGGGTATGATGATAAAAATATTTATTATTTTGAGGGAACTCCGGGAGCTTTTCAGTTTATAAAGGCGGAAGCTCATCTATTTGATTATTGTCCACTTCAGCTGATACCGCTTAATGGTGAGATGATGAGCAGTGCGGAAAGGGTACTTACTCTTATTGATGAGTATGATCAGACAGTGTCGGACAATGCAAATGACGCGGAAGGCAATACGCAGGCGCAGCAAGTATTTGACGGAGTGGATATATCGGATGAGGAGATTATAAAATCTAAAGTAAGCGGATCTATTCTTATTCCGCCTGTACTTCAGGGTAGCGCACACAGCGTTTATTATCTTACTAAAGATATAAATGACGGGTTTAATGAACATCATTTGGACAGGCTTGAGAGGAATATATACAGGTTTTCAAAGACTCCTAATCTTAATGATCAGAGTTTTGGAAGTGCTTCTGGAATATCTCTCAAATTTAAGCTTACCGCATTTGAAGCAAAGTGTGGTGCATTTGAAGCAAAGATAAGCGGAGCCGATACCTATATGTTTAAGGTGATTGGTTCGGCATTTAACAAGAGAGGAATAGCATTTGATTATTTACAGTGCTATTCAGAATATAAGAGAAACTTCCCTGTTGATGTTGCAAGTGAAGCTAACGCAGTACAGGCTCTAATTAATGCAGGTGTGCCGGATGAGATTGCTTATAATTACCTAAGCTTTGTAGATGATATTGATTATCTGATGGAACTTAAAGAAAAGAAGAAGCAGGATGCGGTGGACATGTTCACTTCTGATGATGATAAGGATGAGGATGAGAATGCAGATGACTTAGAGGGTGATAATGGAGACAACGAATCTTGATAAGTTTCTTCATACTGTTAGGCGTATTGAGGAACACAGGGAAGAAAAGACGGTTAATCAACTAAAGAAGTTATATAAGAGGCTTATAAAGGACTTGCAGTCACATCTTGGCACCGTATATGCAAAGTACTCTGATGAGAATGGTGTACTAACCTATGCAAGACTTCATAAAGATGCGTTGGATGCAAGACTGTTGCAGGAAGTAGCCTCAAAGATGAATGATGTTACTCAGGCAGAGAAAAGGCTTATAACTGAGTTGGTAGAACAAACTTACTCAAATGTGTATAGCGGCATGGTGCAGGCTGTTGATAAGGCTGTAGATGAGAAGGATTTGGTCACAACTTTTGCACAGGTCCAATCAGCGAAGCCACAAGCTCTAAGAGCCGCAGTAAATAATCCTGTACACGGACTTACCTTATCGGCACAGCTTGAGAAAAATAGGGCGAATATAATCTATGGTATACAGCAAGCTGTCGGCATAGGGCTTTCAGTTGGTGACAGGTATGACACTATGGCCAAGAGAGTACAAAAGACTTTGATAGGTGATGACGGTGCGGGCGGAAGCTATGCCAAGTCTATAAGGATTGTCAGGACTGAGGCTCACAGGGTAAGAGAGCAAGGAAACCAGGATGCGGCTAAAGAATTGAATAATAGATTAGAACCTGAAGGCTTTGTGATGGTAAAGACTTGGCATACTATGAAAGATGAGCGAGTGCGACCCAATGTATCAAGGAAGACCAAAAAAGGTTGGAAATACTCTATCGGTAACGGTAAATACAACCATGTGAAGATGGAAGGTCAGAGCGTACCCGTCAATGAGCCGTTTACTCTGCCATCAGGAGCTACTGCAATGAGCCCGGGAATGAGTGGAGTTGCAGGTGAAGATATAAACTGTAGGTGCTTTGTAAGCTATGAGGTGAGGAAGATAAATGATAGTAAGGCTGTTCGAGAAACAGGTGGACACTATTACCCTGATGGAGAATATGATACTAAATACGATAAGCAAGCTAATAGGGCTTATGAAAAGTATTCAAGAGAGGATGATTCAGAAAGAATAGCAAAAATTAGTGGTTTTTCAGTTGATGAGATACACCAAATACGAAGTCATGTATTTTTTAAAAAGCATAAGTTAGAAAACGGTACATACGCACGCTTTGCTCCTGATTATGATATGGCCGTTGCTTGGAAGCGACTAAGAGAAGGGAAGCCTTTGGAAAGGGATATTACACTTTTGAATCACGAACTGCTTGAAAGTAAGATTGAGAAACAGTATAATATAAGTGCTGGAGAGGCACATAAAAGGGCAAGTGAGACTTATAATTGGGTAAATAAAATGCTCGATGAAACAAACGGAAAGGGGGAAGCCAAAGGGTTACTATGAATATTTACTGTGATTTAATTGAGATTGTCTTTGATAAGGCTATATACGCTATTGGTAGTATGTGTGATGACATAACAGGTAAAATAGAGATTGATGTAAAAACCGGAGATTACAGGATTTTAAGGCAACCGGATGTCCATCGTTTGTACGACAGAGCAATTGAATCTTTGATAGGAAAACATTTAGGGGGTATGAGGCAGGGTAATATCCCTAAGAACATGTGTAGAGAAGTTGGATAAGTTGTTATATTTTAAGCACCTAAACTAGGGTGCTTTTTTGTTGCAATAAATTGGTGGGCAATACTTTAAGACTCCTTAGGGTGGGATAAGAGATTGCACTCCGCAAATATAGGTGGCTTATTTAAAATGTGAGCCTCGAAAGGATAATTTATGAATTTAGAGAAGTTAAAGAAGATGCTTGCTGATGGTGTTATCACAAGTGAGGAGTACAAAGAGTTACTGGAGAAGTTTGGGCTTGAAGATAAGGAGCCGGAAGCAGATCCGCTTGATGACTTAGACGATAAAACAAAGGCCTATATCCAGAAGCTTTTACAGTCTGAGAAAGATAGGGAAGCGAACCGTGTGGGTAATGCTAAAAAGGCTGAATATGATGCTCTCAAGGCTGAATATGACAAGCTTAAGAATGATAAGCTGTCTGAGGATGAGAAGCGTAAGCTTGAGGATGAAGAGAAACGTAGAGCATTGGAAAAGAAAGAGCGCGAGTTTGCACTGATGCAATGTAAGTATGTTGCAACTCAGGAACTTAAGTCTAAGGGGCTTGATAACAGTGATGATATTGTACAGTTGGTTCTTGGTTCTGATGAAGAGGAGACAAAAAAGCGAGTGGGTGCGTTTTCTTTGCTCATTGAAAAGCTTGTCAAGGAAAAGGTTGAAGAACGCTTCAAGGAATCAGGAAGAGATGTTCACAAGGGTGGTGGCAATGGCGAGGACTACAATCCTTGGAAAAAGGATAGCTTTAACATAACAAAACAATTTGAAATAGAGGCGGCAGATCCGGAAAGAGCAAAGGTATTAAGAGCTGCTGCCAATGCATAGAAAGAAAGGAATAATTTATGCCAGGAACAAAATTTGCAGATATGGTTATTGTGCCGGAGAAGTTTACAGCTTATATTAACGAAAGAACTACTAAGGTCTCAGCATTAGTTAAATCAGGTATTGCAGTCCCAGATGAAAGGGTTGCAGGACTTATAAATGGAACTCCGCTTGGAGGAAACATAATTCAGATGCCGTTTTATAAGCCTTTAACAGGAGATGATGAGATATTTGGAGAAGATACAATGACTCCGGATGGTATCAAGACAGGTAATGAGAGAGCAACTCTTTTAATTAGACAGAAGGCTTGGTCTGCTACGGATCTTGCAAAGGTAAAAGGCGGGTCTGATCCTATGGCTGCTATTGGGGATTATATATCCGATTGGTGGATAGAAAGAGAGCAGGCTATATTTTTAAGTGCTCTTAAAGGACTTTTCGCTACAGGTGGTGCACTGGCCACAGGGCATCTTCACGATATAAGTAGTAAGAGTGGAGCTGCCGCAGTAATAGGCGTAGAAGCAGCACTTGATACAAAGCAGCTGATGGGTGATGCAGCCAATAAGCTTGGAATCGTAGTAATGCATTCTGCAACATATACAAAGCTTCAGAAGAATCAGGATATTACAACACAGTATGATTCTGATTTGAAGGTTGAGATAGAGTATTATCTGGGTTACAGAGTCATTGTAGATGACACTATGCCGGTAAATGCCGGCGTTTATGACACTATGTTTGTAGGTCAGGGTGCATTTGCAAGACAGGAAGGAACACCAATAGGACTTATAGGTACTGAGACAGACAGAGATATTTTGGCATCAAAGGATGTGCTTGTAAATAGAAAAGCATTTGTATTACATCCGAACGGAGTAAGTTTTACAGGTAGCTTTACTACTGCTTATGCAGCAAACAGCGATCTTGAGATTGCAACAAACTGGAAAGCGGTAGCAGACCTTAAGAATATTCCTATTGTTTGTCTCAGACATAAGATTGCGTAGGTGATTTATGAGTTTAACTTTTTTTGAGCAAAGAAGAAGATTACTTGCAAGGCAAAGAGAGAGCGAAGAAAGTAATACAGATAATGCGACGAACTCTGTTAAGGATGTTAATGAGGAGACCGCTACAGAGGATAAATCCACTGAAGACAGCAAGTCAAAAAA